CTCGCCAAGGACCCATTAGCCTTTCGGCTTTGGCTTTCACTTATACTTAAAGATTTGAATCTTCAAGTCTAGCGGTATATGAAAGTCTGGCATCGGTTGAAGTTTAGACATCAACACACACACACTATTTCATCCTTTCGGATGATCTTACACTTTGTCTTAGATTTACGAATTTTTCTTTCTCAAAATTTCTTTTGAGAAATCGGATAATTTAATTAATTTTAGATATATAAAGTTCTTGTATTATGACTTTTAAAAGATAACTTAAATGAATAAACATTTTTATCATCAATCTTAAATCATGATAATCCTAAAGAAAATTTAATGATATAATCATTTCATTTCAATAAAATCATCTCCCCCAGAAGGTTTTTCTGAAGGATTTAAAGAACTTAACTTATAGAAATAAATTCTATAATTTTTTCTAAATTAATTTAAAGATGAGAAGCGTTCTCGGAGTTCATCCAAGAACCCTGACTTACTTAATTGATCTTGTATTCCCAAATATCTTTCATGAGATTCTCCTATGACTTGTAAACGATTATTAAAATCATTTACTACTTCAATGGAAAAGTCTTCAGCTTCCGGATGATCCGGAAGATCGAATTTTTTTGGTTCAAACAAGGTTTCAACTCCACTAATAAACACCTTCGAGTCAAACTCGCGAGGTTTATAATTAACTGGAATTTTATTAAGAAAGTCTGGTTGAATATTAAGGTCACAGAAGTTCAAAAGATATTTTCTTGAGACTTCCGTTTCCACATTCAAACTCATCATTTTTCCGAGAAAAATTTTTCGAAATAAACCATAAGAGAATTCTTCATTTCCATTCAGGAATAGAGAAAGAAAAGATTGATCAATAATATGTTGAATCAGTTTTCGATTTTTCTCATCTGAAAAAGGAACTTGAAGACAAGATAAAAAATTCAAAGGAGGAAGATTTTCAATACTTTGACCCAGGAATAAATCCCTGAGATTAGCATTGTTCATCACTCTCTTTTTAACAAATGGCAAAGCCGCTTTCGAAACAAAGTCTTCGTGATATTCATCACTTTCGACAAATTCGAAAAAGGTATCTTCATATGTTTTTGATTTTTCATCTACAAGTTTCTCTACTGATAA